GAAATGCTTATATCTCCCATGTTGCAACTAAGTTTCAATAAACGCGCATCATATTTATCAGATTGAAAGCACCGTCCGACATTGAAAAAGCTATGCAGGCGCTCCGGGACCGCCCTTCACTAGAAAAGCGAATCCAGCCGGTAAAAAGCCGCGCTCATTTCTTGCAACGGCGCGAAGCGTTGCGAACTCGACTTGACCGCGCGGCACTTCGCCGACTTTGCAAACCTGAGAATGCGCGCGAACTTGCCGAGGCGATGCCGGATGCAGACACGAGCGTTCACGCTCTAATCACCGGCAACTTCATTTTCGCCGACTTGCTCGGATCAGTTATTGGCCTCCACGGCAAACCGCTTTCCTTGACCATTGCCACGTTGAGCTTGAGCAAGAAAAACATCTCCATGCTTTCCGCGCTTCTCGAAAAAGACCCGTTCCCAATTTTCTTTCTCATCAGCCACTACTTTAGCCGCACGAACAAAGACATTTTCGCCGCGCTCCAATCCGCAGCAGAACAGCACCCGTCTCTTTCGATTCGAGTTGCGCGGACGCATTGCAAAATTGCGTTGCTGGACTACCCGGAAAACGCATGGTGCATCGAAACATCGGCAAACCTGAGAAGCAGCGGAAATCTTGAGCAGGTGACGATTCTAAACGACCGCGGGCTTCTCAACTTCCATCGGGAATGGATGACTGACCCAAGCCTTCCAACTCAGTAAAATGCCAATCACGCCCGAAATCGCGAAGGAATTGCTTGAGGCCGACGCCGCCAACGTCATCGAACTGGTGAAGGCGGGCCAGCCCTTGAGCGCCCGGCATCGCGCCGCCATTGAAAACGTGGCAAGGCAAGCCGTTGAAAAGCCGGACAAGCGAAAGGGCAAACCGGGCGAAATCCCCACAATGGCAGACAGCATCGCCAGCGCCTGCAAACTTTGGGGCATTGACCGCGCCGACATAAAGCGAGCCAAAGAGGGCGGATGCACGGCCTTTCGAGGAAGCCGCGTTTATCGGGACACCCTCATTGCATGGCTCAAAGCAAACCCCCGCAGCGAATCGGAACTGCCGGTTGACGGCAAAAACCTCTCGCTCCAAGATCAGAAGCTCGCCAAGCAGATTGAGAAGCTCGACATCGAGATTGCGCGCAGCCGTGGCGATTTGGTGGAGCGGGCCGTTGTGACCGAGGAATGGGGCAAACACGCGACGCGACTATTCGACATCGTGAACCAGAGTTGCCCGGCGGACTTGGCGCAAATCATCACGAAAGAGTTTCGCGGCTATCTCGGAAAAGCTGCGAAGGATTTATGACCACCGACCTACTTGCCCGGCTCTCGGGCATCACTCCATTGACCAAAACGGAACTGCGCGACCTTCGCCGCGCTGGCGACATCGAGAAGCGCGTGCAACTCTGCGAACCGGAAACGAACAGCCGCCATTCTCGCGAGGAACTGGCGCACGCATGGAAACAGCTTGAGCAGCGCAAAGCGCAACGGGAAAGGGCGAAGCGCGGATGATAACGCTCAAAAGCAGCCCGTGGAATAGCCGGATGCGGATTGTCGGCAGCATCACGCGCAACGGGATTGTGACGTATCTTGTGTGGCGCAATGGCGAGGTGCAGCGCGTTGCCGATTTGAGCGCGGAGACTTGCGAGAAATGACCACCATACAAACAGACCTTGGCCCTGTTGAAATCCACGACCGAGACAAGGGCGATCCGCCTGTGCCGGGCTGGAATCAGCGAACGCGATACCTTGTGCGATGCGAGCGCAACGGGCGGGAACACGGCGTTGCGGATGATGACCTTGAAGCGGCGTTGCGTGTGATGTCTTCCCCGAAATGACCGACCGCCAATGGCTCGCCGACATGCTTGCGGGCATGGTGCCGGAACGATTCAGCGGCAGCATGGTCGAATACTTCGACGGCACGCTGAGGCTTCCGCACTCTACGCGCTACCCGGTGTATATCGCCGAGGAATCGCCGTGGTTGATCGAGCCGATGCGGGCGGTCAACGATCCTGCCATTCGCCGCGTTGATGTGCGCGGACCAGCGGGCGCGGCGAAATCGCTTATCGGCGAAATGCACATTGCATGGTGCGTCGATAGCGACCCCGGACTTTACTACTACGTCCACCAATCCGACCCGGACGGCGTGGATGCGATGGAGGACCGGATTCTGCCGATGCTCCAGGCAAACGATTTTCTTGCGAAGCGCCTGCCGAACGACCGGCACAAGCAGCGCATCGCCAAAATCGCGTTTCCGCACATGAGCCTCTATTGCGTCGGGGCGAACATGAGCGCCGCGCAATCGAAGCGCGTGAAATTCTTGACGATGGAAGAGCCTCACATGTATCGCCCTGGCATGATGACGGCCTTCGAGAAGCGGTGCGAAGGCGTCCGCAACGCCAAGATTCTCACGCTCTCAACCGGCAGCGTTCTCGGCGACGAATCCGACGCCAGCTTTCAATCCGGCACCTGCGAAGAATGGCAAGTGCCGTGTCCGCATTGTCGGCAGTTTCAGCGGATGACCGATGGGCGGGATAGACTCATCTATACTCAGAGCGAAAAGACCACGGACGAAAACGGGCAATTCAACTGGAACGCCATCTTGCCGACGGTGCGATACAACTGCGAACACTGCGGGCGCGACTGGCCAGCGGACGAGGCCAGCCGACGCACTCAGGCGCAACAAGGCCGATACGTCGCGACCAACCCCAACGCCCCGGACTGGCACCGATCTTTCCATTGGGAGGCGAGCGCCGTGCATTATTTCCCGCTCGGCAACTTGCTGATGGAAAAGCTCAAAGCGAGTTACGCGGCCAAAGCCGGACAGGTCGAGCCGTTGCGCGATTACGTCCAGAAACGGCGCGCGCTGGCGTGGGACGAATCGCCGACAGACAACGAGAGCGACCTCAACTTTGACCGGATGAAAGGCGAGTATTTGAAAGGCGACAAGTTCGAGGGCGAGATTGCGCGCTTCCTGACGATTGACAACCAAGCCGGGCGGGCGAGCAAAGGTGAAGGCGCGCATCGCTGGTATGTCTGCCGGGCCTACGGCGAAAAAGAGGCGCGGATTATTGACGAGGGGCGACTTTCCACATGGGAGGACGTTGAAGAAAAGCGCATTGCGTTGGGAGTTGATCCTGCACGGACACTAATTGATTGCGCGTTTGCCACCGTGGAAGTTCAGGAAAGATGCGTAAAATATGGATGGCAAGCCTTGTGGGGCGACAATACGAACCGCCGAGACTTCCCTCATCACGAAATGGCAAACGGCCAGCGCATTACACGACGCTACCCATTCAGTTCCGTCAACGTCGGGCACGTCGGCATTGGCACCGACAAAACGCGGCGGCAGGCCCGTTACTTTTTCTGGTGTCAGGAGCCTATAAAATCGCTCTATCACAGATTGAGGGGAGGGCTTTCAAGTTATCGTCTCACAGTCCCGCAAAACATTTCCGCCGATTACGTCAAGCACACCAGTTCAGAATTTAAGCGGATGGAAATTGCCAGGGACGGGTCGAAAAAATGGCGGTGGACTGTTATGAAAGGCCGTCCCAATCACCTGCTAGATTGCGATCAAATGTCTGTCGTAGCTGCTTTGCTGGATGTCCGCATCCGAGCCGTGCTTTATGTCACCGGGGGGATTGAGGAAGAAACTTCGCCCGCGCCGGAATCAACCGGCGCGAGCGTGTCGTGACTTTTCAGTGCAGAGCAATGCCGCGCATTGCAGAGCAACGCCATTCCGCTCTGTGAATAATTGCAAAATACTTGTTGCGCGTTTGAAAAGCAAGTGTTAAACATTTCGGCAGATGAAGAAATTCACTACAACGATAGCCGCCCGCGTCACTTCGCAGACGCGGGATAACCTCAAGAAAAAAGCGCAAAAGCGCAAAATCCGCCTGACTGACATTGCCCGCGAAGCATTGGAGGAAAAGGCAAAATCTGACCTATGAAATCCATCACAACAACTTGGACGGGCATCCGCCCGCTCATCATGTCGAATCCGCAAACCGTGGAAATCGCCAATCCGTTCGCCGTCAATTCCCGGCGCATCAATAGTCTGCTCAAGGCCGCGCGCAAGAAGGGCGACGAAAACCGCATGGCGGAACTCGCCGACGAACAGAAGCGCGGCGATTGGGAGGCGTCCGCGTATTGGGACGCAGAGCGCAAGGCGTTTTACGTTCCCGACACGGCGTTGCTCGCTTGCATCCGCAACGGTGCGGCAGCGGCAAAAAAAGGAAAGGACATCGACCGCGCCGTCATTATTACCGAGACGGAAGCGATCATTGAAACCGACATCAAACACAACAGCCTCGACACCTACTATGCTGACGCCGCTTTCCGGCTAGAGTGCCCAGCGAAGGTGCCGCCAAAGACCGGCGCTCTTATCTGGAAAGTCCGGGCAATGGTGCCGACCGGCTGGAAAGTCACGTTCACGATTGAGTTTGACGAGAACATCGTCGCCGAGAAATCGCTTCGTGAGGCGCTGGAACTGGCTGGCCGTCTCAGCGGAATCGGCGGCTGGCGTCCCAAGTTTGGACGATTTTTGGTGAGCTAGGCGAGGTCGGGCTATGCGACGCCTTGCAATGACTGGCCGCACACACCGCGCACGGGAAACCGTGGGCGGCAGTGCGGCGTGTCATGGAACGGCATGGCGTGGTCAGGCGAAGCGAAGCGGTGACGGGTCCACACACCGCGCATCCGAAAGGGTGCGCGGTAGTGGGCGCGGCTCAGCAGGGCGCGGCTCAGCAGGGCTCGGCGAGGCTGAGCATGGCAGGGCGCAGTCTCTCACACCGCATCCGTTCGCGGGTGCGGCAGAGAGGCCTGGCGCGGCGAGGCGCGGCCCGGCCAGGCGCGGCGGTGACTGGCGCGGCCAGGCGCGGCAAACACACAGCGGCTTACGAGCCGTTGCAGTTTGCTGTGCTAGGACTGGCGGGGCCAGGCGTGGCCTGGCAAGGCTAGGCATGGCAAACACACAGCGGCCCACGGGCCGTTGCAGTTTGCTCGGAGCGGCTGGGCAGGGCGCGGCGTGGCAGAGCCTGGCTCGGCGTGGCACAATCATCCGGCTAATCACCGGACAGTTTTATGACAGACACAGAAAACCAAACAGATAGTTCAGGCGAAGCCGTAAGGCTCCCGCTCTGGAAAAACGCACTCGACAAAATGCGCGAAACCGGCATCGGCTACGGTGTAGTGTTCGACGCTAAGTTTTTCGAGGAGGAGTTGCGATCAAAGCGCGACGAAATGAACTTCGGACTTGGCATGTCAGCCATCCGTAGAGAACTGGAAAAGGATGGCTATTACATCACCGGACGAGGACAGAAGGGCAATCAGTTCGTGATCGTTCCGCCTGAGTCCAACGCAAACGTGATGAGCAGTTACGCTCGGCAGGCACTTGATGCGCTGAGTCGCGGATTCATCCTCGGCACAAATACGCGCCTTGATACGCTGGAAAAGCGCGACCGCGACCGCCACGAATCACTGCTTGCCAAAATGGCAACTCGGCTGGCTCTGATGAAGCTGCCGGTGGGCGAGGCACGAAAACTTTTGAAGTAGCGCGGCTCGGCGCGACCAGGCCTGGCACGGCGCGGCTTGGCCGGGCGCGGCAAGGCACGGCAAGGCACGGCAAACACACTGCCGCCTTTCGGGGCGGTAGCAGTTTGCAGGGCGCGGCAGGGCGTGGATCGGCCTGGCAAGGCTTGGCGCGGCATGGATGGGCGCGGCGCGGCATGGCACACACAAGGGCGGCACTGGAAACGGTGCCGCCCTTAGCTTTGTCCGCATCTTCTCACTTCTGAGAAAATAGCGTTGCAAAACTGAGAATCCTGCTCTACAAAGGGCAGGAATGAAAGGAACGCTCGTCGGATTGACCGGCACCGAACTCGGAACGCTACGCTCTAGCGCGCTGGCGTGCATCATCGCGGGCACGGTGCGCGGCACGTCGTATTCCATTGCCGGGAGGACGTTTAGCTTCCCCACTCTGGAAGCCGCGCAAGATCTGCTTTCCGAGTGCAACTACGCGCTCGGGCTGCTCAACGGCACGCGGTCGATGAGCAGCCGCGCCAACTTCAACCCCGGCCTTGGGCGCGGCACAGCGTAAATGGACACGCCTCCGTTCAAGCCCACGATCCTCGACCGCGCCATTTCGGCAATCTCTCCCGTCGCCGGGATGCGCCGACTCGCCGCCCGGCAAGTGCTCCACCAATTCAGCTACGACGGCGCGCGCGCGACCACGAAGCGAGCGCAAGCGCCGGCACAAATCGCGCCCAACTCTTTCAGCGTCCAACGCGACCGGCTCCAACTTCTCCGCGAGGCCACCGACCTCGAAAACAACTTTGCACCCGCAAAAACCCTCAACCGGAAATACGCAATGTATGTGGCCCCGCAGGGCTACCACGCGCAAACCGGGGATTCTCAGCTCGACACGGACGTTGAACACTACCTGAACCAAATATGGTTTCCAAACGCCGACGTTGCCGGTCGGGCTGACTTTTTCCGGCTGCTTGAGTTTGGCGTAATCGGGATGAATCGCGGCGGCGATTACGGCTGGGCTTTCATGCGACCAGGATTTGAAGAAGGCATGAGCGTTGACGACGCGGCCAAGCTGCCGTTTGCGATTCAGCCGGTGGAAAGCGACCGCATCGGCGGCGTGTATCAGAACGTGGTCAGTGAAGACTACGTTTCAGGCGTTATCATCGGCGAGGACGGCGCGAAGGTAGGCTACCGGGTTTTCCGGCGCGGCATGTCGGCAGGTCAATACATGGACCCGGTGGACGTGCCGGCCTCGCAATTCGTCCACTACCTAGACCCGATGCTGGTGGATATGTATCGAGGCGTTTCCAAGCTGGACGCCGCGTGCGCGAATCTCCGCGATCTCTACGAGATGATTGACTTGACCAAGGGCAAGGCCAAGCTCGCCGCCGCGCTTACGGTCTTCACCAACAGCATCGGCGCGACCGCGGGCACCGGCGCGATGGACGGCTACGCCAGCCAAGTGTTTGACAACCAGCAAAGCGGATTGCAGCAGGATATTCTTTACGGGCAGATCAACCATTTGACCGCTGGCAGCGAAATCAAATTCCCGTCCAACGAATCGCCCGGCACCAGCGATCAATACCTAATGACGATGCTCCTAAAGCTCGTCGCGATGAGCTACAACCTGCCGTTCTCATTCGCGCTGGACGCCACCGCGCTGGGCGGCGTTTCCTCGCGGCTCGAAAGCGAGCAGGCCAAGGCAGAGTTTGAACGCGGGCAAAAGGTTCTCGCCCCGCACGCGC